CGTTTCACCAACAAACTGGACGAGCCGACCACCATCCACTGGCACGGCATCCGCCTGCCCATCGAGATGGACGGCGTGCCCTACATCTCGCAACCGCCGGTGCAGCCGGGCGAGAGCTTCGTCTACCAGTTCAGGACGCCGGACGCCGGCAGCTACTGGTACCACCCGCACCTGATGAGCAGCGAGCAACTGGGCCGTGGCCTGGTCGGGCCGCTGATCATCGACGAGCGCGAGCCGAGCGAGTTCACCAGCGAGAAGATACTCTGCCTGAAGACCTGGCATGTGGACGAGGAGGGCAATTTCACCGCTTTCAGCGTGCCGCGCGAGGCGGCGCGCGAAGGGACCCGCGGACGCTTGTCGACCATCAACGGGGAACGCACGCCAGTGATCGAGCTGCCCGCCGGCGAGATCGTCCGGGTGCGCATCCTCAACGTCGACAACACCGTGACCTACCGCCTCAACCTGCCGGACGCCGAGGCGAAGATCTACGCCATCGACGGTCACCCGGTCGAGCCGCGTGACTTCGGCAAGGGCCCCAACGACCAGTACTGGATCGGCCCGGGCATGCGTCTGGAACTGGGCATCCGGGGCCCGGCGGAAGGCACCGAGCTGTCCCTGCGCAATGGTCCGGTACGCCTGGCGACTATCCGTGGCATCGCCAATCCGAAAGCGCCCACGGCCAAGTGGCCGGCTCCGCTGCCGCACAACCCGGTGGCCGAGCCGGACCTGAAGAATGCAGAAACCATCAACTTCAAGTTCGAGTGGGTCGGCGCCATGTCCGACTACTCCAAGGGCCAGTCGGCGCCTTCGCTGTGGCAGATCAACGGCGTGGCCTGGCAGGGCGGTGAGGAGCACAAGCACAACTCGCCGCCGCTGGCGAAGCTCAAGGAAGGCAACAGCTACATCTTCGTGCTGCGCAACATGACCCAGTACCAGCACCCGATCCACCTGCACGGCATGGCCTTCAAGGTGCTGGATTCCGATCGTCGGGAGATCATCCCGTATTTCACCGATACCTACCTGCTGGGCAAGAATGAGACGGCACGCATGGCGCTGGTGGCGGATAACCCCGGCCTGTGGATGTTCCACTGCCACGTGATCGATCACATGGAGACCGGGCTGATGGGAACCATCGCGGTGGGCGAGGCATGGTGCGGCTGACCAATAGCAAGGGGCACCCGACGGTGAAGGGGCTGGCGCCGGTCATCGACCGCAGCCGGGACATCCCCTTCATGCGTGAGGCCATGGCGCTGGCCGAGCAGGGCGCAGCCCTGGGCGAAGTGCCGGTGGGCGCCGTGCTGGTGCTGGAAGGCCAGGTCATCGGCCGCGGTTTCAACCGGCCGATCACCTCCCACGATCCCAGTGCCCACGCCGAGATGGTCGCCATCCGCGAAGCTGCCGCCGCCGCGCAGAACTACCGCCTGCCCGGCAGTATCCTCTACGTGACCCTCGAGCCTTGCAGCATGTGCGCCGGCCTGCTGGTGCACTCGCGCATCCAACGCGTGGTGTTCGGCGCCACCGAGCCGAAGTCCGGCGTGGTGGTCAGCCGGGGTAATTTCTTCGAACAGGAGTTCCTCAACCACCGGGTGCTGGTCGAAGGCGGGGTGCTGGGGGAGGAGTGCAGCGCAATGCTGTCGGCGTTCTTCAAGGCGCGGCGTAGCAAAGGCTGAGCATTATTCCTTTGAGGTAGTGGGCGTCTTGTTGGGTGTGCTGCGTCGCTTCGGCGTGCGCACGAGTATTGTGTTTCGCCCCCTCGGGCGACCTCCTTTGGCAAACGACCCAAAGGAGGCAAAGGTCTTGCCCCAATCATCCGGTTTTTCGCTTGGGGCGAAAAATACCCTCGTTGAAACGCAGTTTCAGGGGCCCGCCGCGAAGGGCCATCCCTGGCCCATCGCGGCTCTCGCGACATCCATGTCGCTCAACCCCTGAAACTGCGCTTCAACGAGGCCTCCTGAACGGGGCCATTCGGCGTGCGCGGATATTTCCCTGGAAGTCTTTAAAAGCCACAGTGTAAGCGCGCGACGGTTTTGGCACTGCCTCACGGGGTTTTTGGCACTGGCGCGGGCTGATACCGCGCCGCGCCTTTTGCGCCAGAGTTGGCACACGCTCACGCCGCCAGAGACGCGATAACGATCACCCGCGCAAAGCGCCGGAGAATCCGCAGCACGCTGTAGCCTATCGGGAGGGGAATGGACCAAGAGGTACCGCTCGTAGAGCCATCGTTCGACTCGCCCAATGTTCCCGGTACCACCGTCACATACGTATCAAAGCCCGACTGGTCGATAGGGCCCGCAATGATCAGCGTTGCGGCGGATGACTCGTAGGGGCGATTAACGATGACCAGGAGTTCATGGTTCAGCTCGTCGCCGATTGGGGGCAGCACCAGCCGCATGGACTCATAGTCTCCGGTCATCTCGATCTCAACAAACCGCTGCCCAGCTGGGACGTTGTGCGCGTCACCGCTGTTAGGGACCTCGCCGTCAGTGGCGTACTCGATGCCGTTCCCGCCGCCTCCCGGCTCAGGAGTAGGCGGTTCGCCCGTGTACACCGGCTCGCCCCAGTCACCGACCGAGGCCGTGCCCGACGCGAGATAGTGCTCCCCGGTCGCGGTGTTGATGAAGTGTGCCCCCAGACCTGGAGGCTTGGTTGTCGGTGCGGTTGCGCCGGTCACAATGTGTTGTTTGTCTACCATGGTCATACCCCCTTCAGGTAATTACCTAGTTCATCGGTCAAACGGTTGCCGCCCTGGTCGACTAGCAGTTCAGTCTCGGGCGGTTCCGGGTCGCCACCTTCCAAAGCCTCAATACGCTGCTGCAGGTCCAGCACCTGAGCTGCCAGCGCATCGGCCTGAGTGGCCAAAGAGTCGACCTGAGCCGCCTTTGCCACTAGGCCGGCGATGGTTCCTGCTGTCGGGCCGCATAGCACCCAGTCCCCGGCCACGAACGCGCCGGCTTGGGTGCTTTCCTGCTGTCGCACCAGGGCGATGCCGCCGCCCGGTGCTGCGGTCGCCTTGACGATCTCCACCCGCGTGCGCTCGCGGATATCCAGGGAGTCCACCAGGGTGAGCAGGTAGAAGTCTTCCGCCGCCATCGGAAGGCGGGCCGCATCGGCTGCCGCGATGGGCAGCGTGCCCCCAGCTGGAGCCAACGGGCCGGTCAGCTGGATGAAGTAGTCGTTTACGAATCTCTGCATGGGATTACCTACGCGAAGTTGACGGGCAGCTGCTCACCTACCGCCACCTCGCCCGTGATTGGGTTCCAGCTGCCGTAACGCGGCGAGCCCCCGGAGACAAGAAAGGTGCGCGGATCGACCCCTGACGGGTGTGCGGTGGGACCGTAGAGCTGCTGATTGCCGCTCCCTGCCCCGGTGGTGAGCAGGCAGATAAGGTGGTTGCAGTAGACCCATGGGCGGGCACTGAGGCCGCGCGTGCCGTCGAAACTGCGGACGATCAGGCTCAGCATCGCCCTGGTGTTCGTCGCGCGATCTGCCGGATCGAGTGGCAGTTCAAAGAGCATGTGCGGCGCGATCCGACTGCCAAAGGGCTGGAAGCCGAACAACTGGCCAATAGCGTCAGAGACGTCTGTGTCCCAGGTCTCGCCGTTCAGCTCCAGGCGGTACGTCGAGCGCCCCTCATAGGGAACGAGCGAGATATCGCTGGCCCGACCAGTGCCCTCATTCCGCCGCTCGACGTGGTAATGAATCGTGGCGCTGTCGAAGGGCTCACCGTCGACCAGGAGCGATATTTCGTAGTGTTCGTCGTAGGTGTTGGTTATGAGTGTGTGCCAGTCGTAGAGCCCCGCAGATGAAGAGGTCGACTCAAAGACGCATTCAGTGTGGGTGGCATTGGGAGCGTAGTGCTGACGGGTCTGTGCGGGCGTCACTGCGGTGGCGCTGCCGGTATGGGAGTTCTGCTCGTCCAAGGTGTAATCGGCCTGCAGTTCGATCTTCCCGATGTCGCCGTTAGGCTTGAACCAGAAGGCAAGCGGGAAGCGGATGCTGCAGGAGCGCGTCCCCTCCCAATAGCCGAACTCATTGACGGGCAGGCCTTCGGTGACAGGCACCAGGACGATGCTGTAGGCGTCAATGGAACGCACAAAGTCTTTCGGACAGGAGCCGGAGTCAGGTTCCCATCGTTCGCTAATCGTGGGCTCCGCTCCCCATCGCTTACGTACCGCTCCCCAGTTATTGGATGCACTGTAATCGCCTGCATCCGGTGCGCTCAGCACTTCAAGCCGCGCGGTGAACTCATCGCCTGGCTGGCCAGAGCCGGCGATGCGCAGAATCAGGGCGCCATTCCCTGCGGCTGGCAGCTCACTACTACCCGCAATGAACAGCCCCCGGCCGCCGCTGGCGTCGACATCCCAGAGCACGTTTGCTTCCTCGATCCAGGTATCTGCAGGACTGATCCCGACCAATTCGACAGGCACCTGGACGGACTGCGGGTCCCAGGAGTCGGTGGACTTGCGAAGACGCAGCTCGCCAAAGCGAGTGAGCGTTAAAGGCTGGGCCAGGGTGCCGCCGTTGATCGCGAATGCCGGTGCCTGGACCTTCCAGACGTTGCCAGGGGCCGCTGCGTACAACCATTGGCACGGCCTTGCGCGCTGGAGCCCGTGCAGCAGCACCTGCCCACCGTCAGGCGTGACAATTACCTCGTTTCGCCAGGTCCAGCCACGTATCGCATCCTGCGCCGCCTCTTCAGGGGAGCGCTCGATGGGCGCGACATTTGGCACCCTCAGTCGCCAGGACCAGCCAGGCGCCCCACCAGCGCTGTACCCTACGCGAGTCTTGCCATTCGGTAGCCGCAAGGTGCCGTCCGTGATCTTGCCGTGCCACGGGCATCCCCAGGCGCTGACCTTGGTCAGTTGCTCAATCATCGGCCGGCTCCAGGTAGCGGAATTGCGCCTCGGCGTTGTTGGCATCTTCGAAGGTGACGCTCTTGATGGGCTTTAGCTCCATGACGTAAACGCCATCGGAGCTATACAGATACTGCGTATCCCATGTTTCGCGGCGGGTCTCGGTCAGGGGGCTGGCAATGCCACCCCCGGTCGATGCGGCGGCGGGCTCCTGGTAGTCAGCTCGGCCCCGCTGCGCCGCGAGCGCGCCCCGTGGTTCCAGTGTTTTCAGCTGCCGGCTCTGCGCGGTGTTGCCGCCAGTAAGGGCGCGCAGGTCGGCGACAATTGATGCGCTACGCGTGGTGTTGTCTGCCATGTGTCAAAGCTCCAGCAAATCGTCAGGTACGCCGACGCTATAGATGACGGAGACGGGAACCTCGCGCTCGTCGCGCAGGCCGGAGTCGATCTCCGGCGCAGTGATCGTCATACGGCGCGGGAACTCTTCCAGGTTCGGGTTGATATCGTCGTCACGGTCGTCGTAGTTCCCCGCGAAACCGTCCAGGGCGTCGTCGTAGATCGGGCTTTCGTTGCGCAGGCCCAACTGGGTGGCCAGCGGATCGTGGACGAAATCCGCCTGGGCGATATCAACGACCGGCTTGGCCGGTGGTGTCAGAGGATCGGAAGCACCGCCACCCCGCATTACGGCGATGGCTAGGGTGGTGATGGCGGTGCCAGCGTCGAAGTCGTACTCATCGACGATGCGGCGGCACTTGCCGCGCACCTTCACCTGGTCGCGCAGTTCAAGCGTGTGCACCAGGTCGCAGCCGATACCCATCGGCGTGGGTACTTGCCAGCTCACGGTGGTGCCGCGATGTGCGCCAATGACCGAGACAGCCGCGCGCTGCAAGGTGCAGCGGAAGGCGGCCTCGCGGCGCTCGTCGCTCACCAGGTCGGTAGCTCCAGGCTCGCCGGCATCGAACTCGTCGCTTTCCCAGGACTCACTGCGGCTGTCCTCGATCTCGAAAGCGGCGCTCTGGCGGTTCAGGACCTGGACCTCGCTGGCACCCTCAAGTCCGACCTGGGTGCCAAGGAGGATCGCGTAGCGCTCGGTGATCGACTGCGCCCAGCGCCGGCCACCTGTCCAGGTCGCACCCAGCACCAGGTTGGGATACTTGTTAGTCCAGCCCTGGCCAGTGCCGCAGGGGTCGCCATTGGACGGCGGGAGCCGGTTGTACTCCGCGTCGGCCAGCAGCTTCATCCCGGCACTAGAGGTCGCCTGCTCGATCATGTCGACGTCTGGCAGGTCGGTGGACTGCGGCCGCCAATGACAGAAGCCGCCCACGCCACCAAGCCCGCCCGTGCCGGGGTGCTCCCATGAATAGTGGTCGTGGCGCTCCCACAGCCGGCTGTATCGGTAATCGACGTTCAACTCCACGCGGTTGGTGGCGCTCTGCGCCTGGGCCAGTTCGACGTTGACGGTCTGGTAAAGCGTGCTGCCCTCGGCGAAGACGAACGCCGGGGCCTGGGAGTACCAGGACGTCACGCGGATCGCACCGTCAGTGCTGACGTCCAGGGCCGCTGGCACCGTGCTCAGCCGCTCGGTGGCGTAGTCGAAGCGGCTGCGTCCCTCGACAGCCTCGAAGACGTCCGACGACCAGGCGCCACCGATCAGGACATCGATCTCTGCCACCTGCATCTGCTCGATGCGTTGCTGCAGCTTGTCGCTGCAGGTGATTTCCATCACCCGATTGACTGCATCCCAGCGCGGCTCAACGGCCACGCCGGTATAGCGGCGGGCCGAGGTCGTGGCGCCACCCGTCTCGCTGATGAAGTCGACCACCACGGCATCACCGCCGAGGTCGGTCGGAACCGATGCCCCTGGCGGGTAGTACAGCGAGAAGGTGGCAACGCCTGCCGCGCCTTCCTCGCGGTCAATCTGCATACGGCCGGTCAGGTTCGCGGCAACCTGCGCGCCACCGATCAGCACCGATACCCACCAGCGGAACGCGTAGCCGGCTGCCGGTACGCCCAGGCCTGGGGGCTCGGGTGGCTGGATGACAACGGGCTCACCTGGTGCCTGGCCAAGCACCAGAGCCCCGTTGAACGTGACCGAGTTGAACGGCGCGCCGAACATCAGATTTCCTCCGCGCTCAGCGACCAGTCATAGAGCCCGCTGGCCTCGTCGAACTCGTAAGTCAGACCAGGTGTGAACACCACCAGGCGCGGCAGCCAGAACACACGGTAGGCGGTAGCTCCGGCCACCTCCTGCAGCTCGGCGCTGGCGCCGTTCATGAGGACAGCCACGTCTACCCATTGGCCACCAGCGAACGCCCATCCCCAGGGCGCCACGTCAGGGCGACGTTGAGCGGCTGGCGGGAGGACGAACTGCCGGCCTGTGCCAATCATCGCGCGAGGGGCAACGCACAGCAGCTCAAGCGGCTGGCTGACATCAAGGGCAAATAGGCCGGGGTCAAGGTTGCCGGCCCCACTGGCGGTGGTCGCGGTCTTGCCCCAGTTGGTCATCTTGATGCCGGTCCCGCCGTTCAGGCGCAGCGCGGTGCTGCCGCCGATGGGCTCATAGCTCTGGCGAATCGGACCGGCTCCCGCGTGCTGGATGATCGACAGTCCGCCCAGGACCAGTGGTGTTGGCGTGTTGCTCATATCAGTCCCTTCCGAACTTAAGGCGGGCTTTGCGCAGGTCCTGGTCGAAGCGCTGGACCTCGGACGGCGAACCTTCCAGGGCGTAGGAGCCACCCCACGGCATAGCGAGATTGAGCGGCTGACGTTCGCCGCTTCGCTCCATGGCGGGGAGATTGGGGATGTAGGGCACCAGGTCGGCCCGGCCGGGAGGGAGGGTGCCGGAGCGGTTCATGTGTTCCAGGGCAGCAGCGCCCAACTGGCGAGCTGATCTGGCCTGCAGCACGAACTCCCCACGGGAGGCGTTCAGTCGAACGCTGTCGCTGGTGGGCGAGCCTGGTCCGTCGACCCAGCCACCCGCCGCGCGACTGACACCTTTGTCCACGATATTCCCGGCGTCCTTCTCACTGCTCGCGACGTTGGGGTCCGCGCCGACGTAGTTGACCGGGATGGTCATGTACTGCTTGAGGCGCGCGGCAAGCTCTAGAGCTTGCTGCTCCAGGGCCTGGACGCTCTGCTCATCGCCGTTGAACTCGATGTTCACCCGCTTCATGGCTTCGGCCTTGGCGAGGATTTCGTCCATGTCGGCCTTGATCGTTGCGAGCTTCGCCGCCTGGTCTCCCTCGATGTTGCCGGCTGCTTTGTTGGCGATGTTGCCCAGCTCGTCAGCCAGGCCGCCCAGGCCGTAGCCGTTTTCCCCGGCGTCCTTCAACTCGCGCAGCACCTTGGCTGCCTCGCGGGCCTGGCGCAGGGCGTCATCGTTCCGGCCGGCTTTCAGCGATTGGTTCGCCCTGGACTTCAGGTCGTAGACGTCGGACAGCGAGGACTGGCCTTGAGGCGCGGCGCGCACGTCCTTGGACAGATCGGCGAACTCCTTCGCCACCGCCTCGCGCTGCTTCTTCGCGACCTCCAGGGCCTTGTTGGCGGTCTCGTAGGCGCGCAGCTGAGCGGCCAGGGCGGTCTTGAGCTTGCCCAAGTTGTCCGCTCTGATCTTGTCCATGTTGTCGTTGTGGCGCTTCTCGGCGGCCTCCAGTGCTTCCGCTGCTGCGGCCTGGTCAGTGTTCATCTGCTCCAGGGCCTGGCCGTATTCACGCGCCCGACGTGCGGAAGCCAGCGCCTCGTTGCTCACCGGCGCGGTCGGTCCGTCCCGCTGCGTGTCACGCCGGCTGATCAGTTCTGACTGTTTCCGGTAGTGCTCTTCTGCCAGGCGTAGCGATTCGGTGTAGGCCTTGCGCTGCTCGTCGTTCATGCGGGCCAACGCCTGCGTCGGCTGGATCACCACGTCGGCGTATTCCACCGTCTTGGTTATCGTGTCGTTCAGCGCCTTCTCGTAGTCCTGCTGACTCTTGATCAGCTCCTGGTTCTGCTCGTAGAGGTCGTACAGCTCCATCAGGTTGCCAGCGGTCCAGCCGACTACGACCAGGGCAAGCGAGCCCTTGGCCAGGCGAGCCACGTCACCAAGAGTGCGCAGGGTTGGAATTAGACTGGTTGCGCTGGCGGCGATCTGGCCGAGGCCTCCAGCAGTGGCGGTGGCTGCAGCAGGCGTTGCTTGCATGTGACCTAGGAAGAGCGCGAAAGGGTTTCGCAGCGTCCGTAGAGCGCTTCCGATAGTGGCCGCTCCTGCTGCTGTAGCAACCATCAACGCGAGCACAGTTCGCATAGGCGCTGGGAGAGAGTTGAACGCATTCAATGCACCCCCAATCATTTCAATTATCGGTAGAAACGCTGTGGCAGCTTCACCCAGTTGGAGCTTGGTCTCAGCCAGGGCTGCGTTGAATCGGTCAAGGTCGGCCTGTGGGGTGTCGGCCATCTTCTGGTAGGCCGCTTCCATCGATCCGCCAGCCTCACCCATGGCCGACACCTCAGCCCTCATCTCTTTGATGTACTGGGTCAGACTCAGTACCGCCGTGCGCGCCTCGACATCCGGGATCAGTTGACGCATCGCATCGAGCCCAAGCTTCCGCGAGGCGATGTCTTCCAGGGTCGCGGTGAGGCCCTTCCAGGTGATGCCCAGCTCGTCCATTTTCTTCTGGGCGTCCGGCGTGGGGGCCGCCAGGGCGTTGATGGCGCCTTTCAGTGCAGTCACCGCCTGCGGAGTGCGGATGCCCGCAATGGTCATGCGGGCAATGGCTGCCGCCACTTCGTCGAATCCAACGCCAGCCGCTTTGGCGCTGGGCAGCACATCGCCCAGGTACTGGGCAAGCTCGGGGAAGGTGGTCACGCCGTCGCGGACCGCGAGGAACATCTGGTCGTAACGAAGCTCCAGGTTCTCGATGCCTTCGCCATATGCGTTGACGACAGCCAGCCCGCCCGCTGCAGCCGTCTTCGTCTCTGTCAGGCCGGCTATGGCTGCCTTGGTCGAGAGCGCCAGGACAGAAAGCCCGTTGTTCTCCGAGACTCCCGACGACAGGATGTCGTTGAGCGCTTCAGCTGACTGCGCCGCATCTCGCCCCATATCAACGGATAGCTGGCGCACGTCGCGGGACATGCCCTGCAACTGCGGTCGGGTCATGTTAGTGATGCTGTCGCCCCCCGCCATTCCCTGGGCAAAGCGCGCATAGTAGGACAGCAACTGCCCCCCGCCATAGGCCAGGGCGCCGACGCTTGCGAGTGCAACGCCGGCCTGCAGGTGAACCTGGCCGAGGGATTTCGCCCAGCCATTGGTGCCCTCCAGCAGCTCGGCTGTGCGTTCGCGCAGGCGCACCTGGGCTTGGGCCAGTTCGGCAGAGGACAAGCCACCTACGCGCTGGAGCGTCTGGTACTGCCGTTGCAGCAGCGCGACCTCGTTGCGGATCTCGCGATGAGGGCGGATACCCAGGGCTGCCTGGGCTCCAGCGATTCTCGCCTGTTGATCCGAAGCGCGGGAGGCCTGTGCCATATCCGCCGCTAATCGCTTCTGCTCGTTGCTCAGGTAATTGGTGTTGACGCCGGCCGCCTTCAGCGATGCAGAAAGCTCCGCGAGCTGGCTACGCTGGCTGACCATGGCCTGCTCGAGTGATTTAGCTTCCGCCGTTGCCGCTCTATAGGCCATCTGCTGGGCCTTGGTCGGCTTCTCGGCGCTGATCAGCTCGTTCGCTAACTCGCGCACCTTGTCGCGGACAGCGTTGAGTTGCTTGTCGTTCTCGACTAGGCTGGATTGCAGGTCGCGCAGGGACGCGATTTGATTGAGCGGGCGCCGCAGCTGATCGACCAGCGCGGAATAGCCAGCTCTGAAGGTCTGCAGCTCGCTACGTCCCTGGCGGGCGTCCACGGATACAGAGAGACGGACATCAGTCATGAAGCCCTACCACCTACTAATTCTATTCGTCATCGTCATTGCCCTGGTTGCACCCAAGATCATCGCCGGCGCTGCAGTGGCAATGTTCGTGGTGGGCGTTTTTCTGTGGCTCGTCGCAGCTGCGTTGGGCTTCCCCGGCTGGCGCTCCAAGAACCGCCCCTGATGCCATACAGCTTCCACTCGACGGCACCCCCGCTCCAGTGGAAGCGGTTCAGCAGAAAGCAGAAGCCCCGCATTGCGCGGGGCTTCTTCGTTATGGGTTACCGTCCTCCCTTGGCTTTCTCGGCGGCATCTACCGCTTCGGCGTGCGCCGCCTGCCAGGTGCTCCAGGGGTAGTCCCACAGGCCGGTATGACCGTGCCGGATCAAGGCGCTTGCGTTTCGCTCTAGCTGCTGGAGAGCCTCTCCAGCACTCTGCGACCCGTGTCTTCGATCCGCCCGCGCAGGGCGAAAAAATCCTTGTTGATCTCGCGGCACGCCTCATAGACCTGACGCAGCTGGCTCGGCGCTAGGTCCTCGATGATCTCCAGTTCCAGATCGGTCATCAGCTGCAGCTCACGCAAGCCGATCTCTTCCAGAAGGGCGTACTCCACCAGGTCGCCATCGCCACCCTCAGCCATGGTTTTGAGCAGTTGGCGGATTTCTCCCACTGTCAGCTCGCGCACCTGCACAGTGATCTCGCCCAGGGGAACGGACTGCTTAAGGGCCATGCTCATGTTCAGTTACTCCAGAAGCCGGCCCCAAGTGGGGCCGGAAAGGTGGAAGGCTTACAGCCAGTCGATGCGGTAGAACGGCGATTCATTTGCCGGACGGCTGGAGTCGGCCAGCACTTCGCCCTTGGTCAGAAGCTTGCCGGGGTTCTCGGCATCGATCAGCGACACCTCTTCGGCGGCCGGTGCCTTCCAGCGCCAGACGGTAACGATGACAGGGCGGCCGCTGTCCGCTTCGTTCAGCCCATCGAAGACGAGTTTGTACTCGGCGCCGGCCTCGATGATGGGCTGGATGCGGGTGCCCTTGGTGCTGGTGTACGCGATGGTTGCCGGGGTTGCCTCGGTGATCTCGGCGCTGTCTTCCGGCACACGAACACCCGCAGCCGAAACCACAACCGCAGAGAGCGGTATCGGTGTGCCGCCGCTGGTCTTGGCCAGGACAATGTTGGTAGGGCCGGGAAACTCGGTCGGCGACAGCCCGCCCGGCGTCAGTACAATTTCTTCGCCGGTTACGGTTTCGACGGCCAGCTCTTCCAGTGAGCCCTGCAGGTAGAGCGCCTGGTTCTCAGGCGTCCATTCCTGGGCCTGCACGGACAGGTCCATGCCCTCCAGGATATCCAGCTTGGCTAGGTTCCCACCGCCGGGGCGGCGGTGTTGCTTCCAGGTCGTGGAGCTGGAACGGTTGGCGAACTTGAGCTGCTCAACGTCTCCCATGTCGCGCAGAATTGCATTGGGCAGGCCCAGGCGCTGGATGTAGACGATGCCGACGCCCTTGAATACTTGAGGTTGTGCCATGGCTTACTTCGCCTCCACTCGTTCGCCGACCTTGAAGCGGTCGATGATCAGTTGCGCATCGCCCTCGGTCACGGTGATTACCGCGTCCTTCGGGTTCTTGATGCCGGCGTGACGGTGGCCGCTTTCGGCGGTGATCTTCACCTTCACATCGGCCGGCTTGGTTTCACCCGCCGAGGCGGGGGCCTTTTCTACTTTCATGTGTCCTCCTATCGGACTCGGGGGTGTTGAAACTTCACCGGCCAGGCCAGGACCCAGGCAGCACAGTTGCGGCCTTCCAGCGCGGCGTTGTAGAGGTTTGCTGCACGCACGTCCTTGGCGTCGATGCTGTCCATTAGCTCCAGGTCATGCTTGGTTCCAGGGAGTGCCGCCTGCAGGGGAGCCAGTACGCGCAGCACGTTGCTGGCCCTGGTTCCTGCCTTGCCCTGGTCGCCGGCCAGGCCGACGACAACCACCAGAGCGGTGGCCACCAGCTTCCCTTGGCCGGTCAGGGTGAACTTGAGCCCCTCCAGGGCAACGCGGCAGGCCATGGTCCGGGTCGCGTAGCGCTCCAGCTCGGCAGCAACGAATCGACCGCCGTGCAGTTGTGTCTCGACTGTCAGGCCGCTGGCTGAGAAAACGCTCTCAGCCCAAACCTTGATGCCGTCCAGCACCTGGTCGGCTCGTAACTCACTCATCTGCCAGTTCCTCCAGGTAGTCCTCGATCAGGCCGACCACGTCGTCCAGGTCCACGCCCTCCAGGCCGAGGTATTCCCTTTGCGGAATACCGCGATCCTCGTCGCCGTATTGGTGCGTGGCGGCGTAGACCAAGGGGCTGCCGACCAGAACGCTGTCGCCCATGGTCTGAAACGTCATGCTGTTGACCAGGTGGTTCTCACCCTGGAGCAGGCTTTGTCCGCTGTGCCGCGTTTCGGCGTACTCAGCGGACCACTCCGGCCAGGCCTGGCCCGATGGGCTGGCCTTGTCCACGGCGATCCGGCGCTGGGTCTGGCTGACGACCTCGGCGCCGATGCCCTCCAGGAGCGGGAGAATGTCTAGCGCGGCCAGGCGGTCGATCCGCCGAGCAAGGCGCTGATCCTCCAGGAGGTTGACGCTGATCGAGGCGCCGCTCACAGCAGCTTCCCGAATCGCTTGGGCTCGGCCTCGAAGTAGGCAAAGCCGCTGCTTTCCTGGTCGGGTGGTGTGGCCAAGCCCAGCGACGCCTTGCCCTCGGCGACACGGCGCAGGTAGCCCACCGCGTCCTCGTAACGCTTGCGCTTCTCTTCGGTGCTGCTGGCGCCGTCCGACGACATCCGATACATGGCGATGTCACAGCACGGCTGGATAAGGGTGGCCGGCTGCTCCGCCAGCGGTAGCCGGTGCAGCACGCCGACATAAGCGTCGATTTCGGCGCTGGCACCAGCCAGCGCCTCATCGACCACATCGTCATCGAGCACGCCGTCCTGGTCGTCATCAGCGACGACCAGGAGTGCATCCATGCCCCAGCGTTTGATCAGCTCTTCGCGGGTGGCGTAGGGCATGACCGTTACTCCTGACCGCCTTCGCTGCCGTCACCTTCCGCAGGTTTCGCGGAAGAGTTGGCATCGTCGACTGACTGCCCTTCCTGAGCAGCCTCAGCGCCTTCCTTGGCGGGCGCCTTGGCACCGCCCTTACCGCGCACATTCGCCTTGGCGTTCCCTTTTTTGACGGGCACTTTCTGCGTCGCTTTCGCCGGAACCTTGGCCGGCTTCTGCGGTGCTGCTGCAGGAGCTGGTGCCGGTGCCGGTGCCGGTGCAGGTGCCGGCTCAGACGAAGCACCAGCCGGGACTGCCCCTTGGCCACCAGACGGTTCTCGGTCGTCTTCCAGATCGCCATCCACCAAAGTGACGGTCAGCACCGGGTCGGCCTGGAGTCGCTCCAGCTCGGCCTCGGTGAATCGGTCGGCCTGGTGGTCGGTGGTTTGTCTGGGATGGGCGACGCCACAGCGACGGTAGCCGTCCCGAGCGGACTTGATGCGCACGATCATGGCGGCGCCCCCTTAGGCCAGCTCGTTGCATACGAACAGCTCGGCAGTGCCGGCCCATTCGTTGCCGCCGTTCTCATCCTTGATCAGCAGTTTCCGGGCTGCAGCTTCCAGCTGCGGCGGTACTACCAGGAGGCCGGGGGTGATGTTCAGCGGGCGCCCGCCGTCGGCCTTGAACTGGCCCATGGCTGCACGGGCTTTGCCGTAGAACTCGCCGGTCAGCGGTTGCTGGCTGGCGTAGGCCATCTGCCAGAAGCCGAATCCAGCGTTGCAGCGGTAGCGGATGCCATGCACGAATTCGTCGTGATCGAAGACGTGCTCACTGTTTTCCGGGTTGGTCTTGCTGGTCAGCTCCGGCTTGGTGCGCTCCTGGAAGATGATCGGCTTGATCGCGCGACTGACGTCCAGGAGATACCAGGTCGGCCCCGGATTCGCGCCGGGAATGTCGACGTTGCTGACCGAGGTCGCTACCCCGGTGCCGTCCACTTCCGGGTACACCGGGTGATCGGTGTCGAAGAAGTTCTGGCCGTCGTAGCAGGCCGAAGTCATGCCGGCCTTGAGCGCGGCGAAGACCAGGGCGTCGGGGTGATAGGCCGCAGCGCGTGCCATCTCGGTGAACATCGGCATATAGATGCCGGCCTGGTCATCCTCGACCGCAGTGCGCAGGATCGACACCGTGCTCTCGAAAAGCTTGTTGGCTACCTCGTAGCCTTCAGCCGTCATGGCCTTGACGACGCGAGCCCCCACCCATTCCTTGAGCATGGGGAACTGGCCCAGCCAGGCGTAGAGGTTCGAAGCGCTGACGCTGGGTACCAGCGTTGCGACTTGCTGCCACTTGGCCTTGGTCTGGTTGTCGCTGAGTGCCCGCTGGTACTCGGCGCGATAGCCCTTGAACAGTGCGGCCAATACGGCCGGCGTGACGGTAGTCGCCATGGTTACTTCACCCCCTTGGTGTTTTCGATGTACTGCTCATCGGTCCAGCCGAAGGCCTTGGCGGCCGCCTGCTCTTCCGCGTTGAGCGCCTTCTTCTCGCCCTGGTGCTCGCCATTGGGCGTGACGGGATCGGTGACAGACGGCGCGTTCTTCACGAACTCGCGGAAGCGTTCCAGGCCGCCTTCTTCCTGGCAGGCCGCCAGGTGGTAGTCCTTGGTTGCCGGGGTGATCTTCCCGATCTTGAGGGCGCCCTCGATCTCGGCATTGATCGCGAGGGTCAGCTGGCTTTTCTGGTGCTGCTGCAGCTGGTTCTCGGCGTTGAGGGCGCGCTGTTCCAGGGTGTTGTAGTCCTGGCGCGGGACGTAGAGGGCCAGGGACGGGGCCTTCTCGCTGTTGGCTGCGGTCTGCAGGGCGACTTTCTTGTCTTCCAGCAGCTTGTTGATGGCTGCCACGGCTTCCTCGTCCGTGGCGGTTTCGGGCAAGCCAAGGGCCGCCAGGATGGCTGCAAGCGCCATATCGGATTCCTCCGGTTGTTGTGAAAGGAAAGCGGCCTGCTCAGAGTTGAGGGCCTTGGTGAGCAGGTTCGGCTTGTTGACCAGGGCGAAACTGCTGAAGCGGGCGATGCGCCCGGTGTGCTCGTCGAAGGCGAACACCGGGGAGATGTAGCGGTATTCCTTCGACTCGATGGCGTTGCGCGCCTTCTGCGTCCACTCCACGCGTGCCTCCACCGCACCACGCTCGTTGACGCGGTACTCACGCGCCCAGCCGGAGGCCTCGGCCTTCTCGCCCTTGGGGGCTTTCAGCTCGGTGCCGTGGTTGTAGTCGAAAGGCAGATCGATGCCCTGGGTGTGGGCAACCGTTTCGGTGATGACCTGGTTCGCGTCGTAGGACCACTGACGGCCATCGCGGCCGCCAATGGTTGGACCAGGAGGAAGGACCTCGACCCACTCGGGCACGTCAGTACCCAGCTCGAAACAGAGCGCGGTGGCGAGGGTGGCTTTGAGTGGGGGTGTCGTTTTCATGTCGCCATAGTCGGCGACATGAAGGGGGGATTTTTAGAGGAAGGGGTTCAGCGGATTGTCTTCGCTACCGTCATGCCTTTACTAGTTATGAGATAGAGACATCCAAGCGGCGTCTTAGCAGTACCGCTGGTATCGATGTTGATGAGCCCCTTGTTGCAAAGATCAAGAAGAACCTGTGCCGCGTCACTCGCGCTGGTTTGGTGGTAGTGCCGCATCGAGTTACCGCTATATCTAGTGTGCGGATTAGCAGCGAAGTAGCGCAGAAATTTTTGCTCTAACGGCCGTAGTTCTTGATCTATGGAGCCATCTCGAATAGCAGCCTGAAGGTCGGATGCCCGCACCGAAATCTTTGTCGGGCTTGGGCTGCTCGATTGACTCTGCTCGTAAGCGCTTTGGATGACGCTGGCTAGGTCGATAGCATCATTGCGACTATCGCTCTCTTTAGGTTTTGCTCCTTCAGAGCTAGTGCTGGCCAGCCCATCCAGTAGAGTGCCGATAGCTGCGCTGGACTGTTGTGTAAGCGAGTCTCCCATAGTGCTGCTGAGCTTGGCGTAATCGAGCTTGCTTTGCTGTTTCGGAGAGGAAACCCAATCGACATTCTTTTCGGTCGACTTGACCATCTCAGCGGCGAACTGGCGACCTTTTTCACTCAGGAAGAACAACCGTCCGTGGCTGCCGTAGGTATCCTCAAGCAGTCCCAATGCATACAGTTTCTCTAAAATGACAGCGGATTGATTGGTATTAAAGGTCGTTTGGGCGCTGATATTGCTAGCACTGAACCGCACGTCGTAATCCGAATCCCAGAAATAGCGAAGCACCATCGCCTCGAAGCGATCTGGCTCGAAATTCTGCTGCCCAGAGTCCGATTGGCGTTTCACCAGCTCGTATTTTAGAGCATCCATTTCTTGTTTCTGCTGTGCTACCACTTCCTCAGCAGCCTCTTTCTCAAGTCGCAATCGACGCGCCTGCAGGCGAAACACAAAGAGCTGAATTAGCACGATGACTAAACATGTGAATAACAACGCGCCCAGCCGCCAATGGGGTAGTGCCGCATCTGCATATAACCATGCGATAAAGCCGATGCCAGTCGTGGAAAGTGCTAGGAAGAGGCTATCCACGCTTTCCCTGCTCACGTACAGCAACACAATCCCGACCAGGATCGGCCCCATGAAGTTTTCAAGCATCCACTGAATGGACTTTGCCACCGCTTTCATCTGTGCTCCCTGTGCAGAAATAGCAGCGAGCAGATGTTATACGCTTGCAGTGGATAGCGTTAGACCGCCGTTAGATTTGCGCAGGACGCGCAAACCACACCTTCCGAGTACATCCGCCGCGCCTCACTTCTGATCGTCGCGCCTGCGCGCTTTCTGAGGCCGTTTCGGTTTCGCCAAGACGGTGGACGTCTTTTCCTTCTCTTCCAGGAGCTGCTCGGCTTGCTTCAGCCGGGGCACCGCGCCTGGGTTGTAGGCCCAGCCAGGCTCGATCCCCTCGGGCACCTGGAGCACCTGGCCGGTGCGCTGGTTGATGAACTCCAGGAGCTTGCCGGTGGGCGCCTCGGTGATGTACTTGCCACTCGCCTGCAGGCGCTCGGCTTCGCGGCGGCTGACCTGGCGCACCCAGCACTTGCAGCCCCAGCCGTTGGGTGGGAAGTGGGTCTGCCAGAACGGATCGTCTGCAGGCAGCAGGATGCCGGCCCAGCCCAGGTGTTGCTCGCGGTGGTGCCGACTGGGGCCGAGCATGTAGAGCAAGAAGGGTTGAGTCTTCTTCGTACGCTGGATGCGGTCCCATTGGCCCGCCGCGTTGGCGGTACGCAGGTTGGTGTCGTAGATGACCCGGAGCCGGCGCGGGCTGCCCAGCTGCACCTCGCGGGTCTGCCCGGTCAACGGATCGACCATGTCGGCCTTGCCCCACCAGCCTTGCTTGACCAGGAGCGGCTGCAGCTCGCGGCGGAAGGTGTTGAAGTCCTGGCCGTCCAGGACCACCTCGTCCACGGCGGCGCGGATCGCCTCCAGGATGTCCAGTTTCATGGCTTTGGCCACCGTGAAGATGGTGGCATGCTCTTCCTGGAACACGTCGCGATGGTCAAAGCCGGGCTTTACGCCCTTGGCGCGCAGCCAATCTAGCGCTTCCTTTGGCACTGGAACTTGGGGTTGATCAGTCGTCAAAGCGCGTCCCTCGCATCGCCCAGGGCGCGAGCCTTGAAGCTTGCCGATGCCAGCGCCTCGATCAGCGCACCAGGGTCCATTTCATCGAGCAGCCCCGCGAGCCCTGCCTTGAACTCGTCGAAGTCCTTCGCCTTGTCTGCCAGCGCCTGGATGGGGTCGAGCACCGGACGCATCAGCGGCACCCAGTCACTCAGGTCGTCGTCGGCCAGCTGGTCCAGCTCGTCGCGCTGCAGCTGCTCCGCGTTCAGGGCCAGCCGCTGTCTACTGCAGCCGCGACAGCTGCAGGTCTGCTCATGGTTCAGAGCTGGGCTGAATGCGCCGGCCTCCGGGCGAAGGATCGCCGCGCCGGCCTCGGGAGTGGCCAAGCCGAACTTTTCCCGAATCTCGTCAGCACTGACCTGCAGGCCACGATCAATGAAGGGCGCAAGGGCATCGGCCAGGGCCTTGAGGTCCTCGGGCTCTGTGACCTGCAGCACTGCCTTGGGGTAAACCTTCTGCGGGCCAAAGTTCAGGTCGACGAATACGCGAACATGGTCGCGGTTGACCGTGGCGGCCAGTTGCTTGGCATCGGCCTTCAGGATGTCCTTGCGGACTTCGTTGTGAACGTTCGCCTGGCTCTGGCTGGACCCATCGTCCGTGGTCATGGTCTGGCCCAGGACGGCCTTGCTGATCTGTTTGTCCAGCCACTCGGCCAGCTTCTCGAACAGCTCGGCACCGCCCGCCGCGTTGGCGATTTCCTGGAAGTCGATCCGCATGCCGGCCGGCAGTACCGCCGCCGCATCGGCCGCCAGCTGGGCCACGGCGCGGCGCAGCACGGCGATGTCGTCAGGCTTCGCAGCGGCATCATAGCGACCGATCCGCAGCGGGATGCCGTACAGCTCGGCATAGCGCATCCAGTCCTTCTGGCCGAATGCCTTGCACATGAACGCCACAGCCACCAGGCGCGCCACGCCGCCCCGAATAGCGAGGCCGGACTTGAGCCGTGGTGTGTGGACTAGGAGCCGATCAGGCGGCAACTCGGTCAGGGTTCCATCCAGCTGCAGCAGCTGCAGGCGCTCGCCGGTTTCCCGGTCGAACTGGAACCAGCGTGGGTCGCGGTGCTTGTAGGCCTTGGGCCAGAGCTTGCCGTCGCGGTATTCCCACAGCGGCTCGACGACCGAGTAGCCCTTGCCGATGGCGTCCAGGAGGTCATCGAGCATGTCGCCGAACTGCGGCGCCTCCACCAACTGGCGCACCGCGTCGGCGATTTCCTCGTCACGCGGGTCACTGCTGGCCGCCTCGACGGCGATGGTGAGGCCAGACACTGCGCGCTTTCGTGTGCCGAGGACCGCCGCGTAGTGCGGGTCCTTCTCTTCCATTTCCTCGGCCAGGGTCAGGTAGTCCCGCGCATCGCCCTGGGCGGCCGCCTGCAGGATGGTACGGAGCCGGCCAGGGTCGATGCTGGTGGCGATGCTGTCCGTCGACCAGGCCTGGCGCACGCCAGTAACGCTGGCGTGTACCACCTCGTCCAGGATGTTGAGCTTCGGGATCGGGCGGCCAGCGCTATCGAGAATGGGGGAATCGGCCATTACAGAACACCTCCGATGCCCCAGCCAAGGGACACCTGGTCATCGTCGTCTTTAGTTCGGGCGCCGGGCTTGGGCACCGCGTGGAAGGCATAGGTCCAGCCGGCCACATGGTTGAGCGCGGCGAAGTTCATCAGCGCGCCTGCGATGGCGCCGTCACCGTGGCGCACCAGGTCGGCGTCCTTGAGGTCCTTTCGCTCGATCTTTGGCACCATCGGAATGCCGTCGATGAACTCCACGGCCCGGTGGTCATCCTCCAGGGAGGCGTCCCGAGGCAGCGAGATGAACCCGTCCTGGAACAGATCGATGTACTTGGGCATCCACTCGCCGTACCACGCCCTGGAGAGCGTGACTTCGTGGATGCTGCCGCCTTCCCAGCGCGCCTCGTCCTTGTTCCACACCGCGCGGCCGTAGCGGTCGCCGGTGTACTCCATGAGAATCAGCCCAGGGCCGCTGGCATCCCCGGCGAAGGTCCATTGCCGCTTCCCATTCTTCAGCCAGTCGAGCATTGACCAGAGGATTTGCTCCTGCTGGCGGGTAGGCGCGTTGGCCAGTTCGATCACGAAAGGCACATCGCGGCGTAGGTCCTGGGTGATTCGTGCGGGCGCGATGACCGAGAAGTGCCGGTGTCGCGCGAAGTCCATGCCCACAGCCCAGCGCCCCTCGAATCCCTCGGCAGCCTTCTCCAGCTCGGGCAGCAACTTGACGGCGCACCAGGTGGCGCCCCACACCTCGCGCTCACGCTCGGAGCGCTTGGGGAAGTCATCGTCGAAGACAATGCGCAAGATCGGCCGCCCTTCCTCGGACATGGCGCGCTCGATCCAGACACCGGGAATGCCCGAGCCGTCGCCGTCCCTGGGGATCACGTCCAGTTCTTCGCGCATGGCGGCCTTGCGCGGGCCGTAGGCCGAGCGGATCGCGGTGTACCAGTCGCGCTTACCGTCGGCGGTGGCCACGGCGCCACGCATGAAGCAGGCCCGCTCATACAGACCATTGGCCACGGCGTCATCGAACGAGATGCGTATGCACCGGGCTTTCTTGCCATAGCGCCCCGCGTTCACGTCCTGGACCAACTGGTTGAAAGCGTTCTTCTTCCCTCGGTGGGACGACCAGACGCGAATGCGGCCGCCCCAGATCAGCAGCGCGGTGGCCGACTCCAGCACGTGGCTGACGTTCTTGTGCAGCGCGGCCTCGTCGATGTCGACCTGGCCCTGCAGGCCGTGGATGTTCTCCGGCCTGGACGACAGCGCCGTCACCCGGAAGCCACTGGCGAAGCGAACGCGGAACGCCTGGATTTCCCGGCTGCTGCCATCCTCCAGCTGGTCCGTGAAGATGTGCTGCTCAACCATCGTGCATTGGCCGCGCGCCACGATCTGCGCGAACTTGCCGACGTAGCCGATGAACTCCAGTCCCTTTTCCTTGGTGTCGGCCATGTACCAGATATTGGAGCCCCCAGCGTCCTTGGCAGACGCGGCGGTGATGGTGTCCGTCAGAGCCTGGGCGAAGGTGATGCCGGTCCGGCGCCCCTTCTCACACACGGCAATGTCCAGGTCCTGCTGCATGCTGATCCATTCGGCCTGGTGAGCCATCAGCACACCAGAGGCCCTGGGATCGAAGTCAGCAGGAAGCGCACGAACAGCCGCAGGAAGCTCTTCCCAGTCGACAAGCCGCTCGGTATCCGGCAGCGCTGCAGGAACCGCCATGGTCACATCCCCTTGAGTACTTGCTCGCGCCAGTAGCTGGCTTCCTCGGCGCTCAAGCCTCGGGCCTGGGCGGCGTTGTCGATGCGGTCGGCCGCTTCCTGGAGCGCCGAGCGGCGAACCTCGGCCTCGGCGGCGTACTTCTTCTGCACCACCGATGCCTTGACCAGCTCGGCCACGGTCTTGCCGACCTTGCTGATGTCGAGCTTGCCCTCGGAGGACAGCAGGAGGCTGAAGAGCTTCTCCTGGGTCAGTCGCACCAGGGCCTCGTTGACAGCGCCGTCATCGTCGGGTGCCACGGCAACCACTGCCTGGGCCTGATCGCGGGCCATCTTGAGGGCCGCCAGGCGCTCTTCGAAGTTCTGGCCATAGGTGTGCAGGGCTGACTTACCGATGCTGAAGCCACGCGCCTCCAGCTCGGCCGAGAGCGCCTCATAGCCGGAGAAGTTGGACTCCACCAGCGCCTGGTCCAGCCAGGCCTTAACGCTGGCCGGCAGTTGCTTGACCTTCGAACGGGGCGGCATGTCAGGCGCTCCCGTTACCCCAGTACTTCTCGGGGCGAGCGATACCAGGGAAGCAGTCGATGGTGTATTCGGCGATGTCCACGCCGTAGTGGGTCAGGCCGCAAATCCACTGGCCGCTGGGTTTCTTGTCCAGCGTGACCAGGCTGCGGTCCTTCAGGTAGTCCAGTTCCTTGCGCAGCTCCAGCGGTGTGGCGTCCGGGTAGATGCCCTGGATGGTGGAGAGCACGACGGTTTCGTGCGGGTCCACGGGGCGCGAGGTATTGAGGGTCAGCAGGATGAACCAGCGGAGGGATTCCCGGCGAGCCTTGGCGGGGTCAATCATTGCGCGCTCCTTTGAGCAGGATGTTTTCGAACTTGAGCGCCAAGCCGTCCAGCTTGGCCTCGATCACGGACTGCCCGCGTACCCAGTCCTCACGGCGGACGTACTCCATGGGCAGCTCGGCTTTGAAGTTGAGGAAGGCGCGCTCCAGCTGCTGCACGGCGGCCGCGTCCTTGTCCTGGCGCTCCAGGACCTTGGCGAAGCTCTTCTCCCAGTGCTCGCCAGCCTCGCGGCGCGCCTCGTCCTGGGCGGCGAACTTCTCGGATAGGCGTTTCTCGAACTGCCACAGCAGCAGCCGTACCAGGCCGACCACAATCCCGGCGAAGGTGGACAGCAGCGTGATTGCCCAGCCGATCATTTCGGTTGCCATCAATGGCCCTCCAGGACGTTGATCAGAGCGTCCAGCTGAGCGGCCGTGCCTTGGCACTGCTCGGCATAGCGGACGTGGTGGGCCAGGACGGCGCGCTGGTCGACGCCTGAGGGGAGTTGCTCAGCGGGGTCGTCTGCGGAGGCCGGCGCAGCAGCTCCTGTGGGATCAGCTGCGGCTGGCATTCGGGCTCCGGTAGCTTCGTCGTAGATTCGCACCCAGCCGCGAGTAAGCACGCAAGCAGGCACAGGCTTAGGCGGGGCATCGAGCGCATCCCGGTATAGGTCATTGACACGGGCAATCTCTCCAGAGAGTCGGTCGGTGGTGTTGCGGTACTGGCGTTTCTGCTCAGCCAGGTCGGCGGCGAGGCGGTCAGCTCGGGCGGCCTGTTCGGCCTCACGTTTCGCGCTGGCTTTGGCATCCGCTTCCGCCTGCAGGGCTCTGCGGGCTTCCGCCTCGGCGTACTTGCGCTGCTGCAGCTCCAGGGCGGCCCTGCCCTCGGCCTGCGCCGTGGCGTACCCCTGAGCCCGTGCGGTGTCCTGCATCGCCTGCAGGCGAAGCCCCAGGCAATAGAGCGCTACCCCAAAGAGCACCAGGACGGCGACCGGCGCGATCAGGCGCGAGAGGTTGAGGTTCAAGGCTTGATCCTCCCCGTCACCCGGAAGGGATAGGCCGGTTCGAACTCGGGGTTGAGCAGCGAGCAGACCAGGCAGCAGGCACCGAACACCAGTTCGGCAAGGTCCAGGGCGAACTCAGGCACACCATTGCGCGCCGCTACGCTCGGGCAATCGGTGTCCAGGGCGCCCAGGTAGACCGGCACGCAGCCGCAGAACAGGCCGTAGTGGGTGAAGGTGGTACCCAGCTCGCTGGCTGGCACATGGTTGAAGAAGACGCTCACAGGTCGGCCTCGCACAGTTCGCGCTCGGCCGCACGTCGACGGACCAGGCCGCGAAGATGCACGCTGCCAGCGCGGGTCCAGTTGGAAAGCTGCGCGCAGGCCTGGGCTATCCGGCCCGCCTGCAGCTCGCGCAGCATGGTTGAGTGGGTGCCGCTCTTGAGCCAGACGAATCCGTCCTTCACGCCCGGACCACCGGGACCGACGTTGTAGATGAAGGACAGGAAGGCGGCGATGGTCTTGGCTGGCAGCCGGTCGATGACGTCCTGGGGCACCCAAGCCCCGAACACCTGGGCGGCTTCCTCCAGGCCCTTGCGGGTGAGCGCATCGCACTGGGCGGGCGTGGCCTGGTCGCCAAGTTTCACGCCTCGTGTCCAGCCGTCGCAGATGGTCGGCTTGTCGACGGCATCCAGGTAGGCGACCAGCTCGCGGCCTTCAAAGTGGCCGACTACCGGCGTAGCGATCAGCAACGCCGCTGCCAGAGCCCGCGCCTTAATCCCCATTGCCGCCTCCCACCAGGGCCTTGAGCTTGGCCAGCTCGCGCTGGCCTACCTCGGGCGCCGATTTCTTGAAGTCGCTGATGCGATAGCTGGTGTCATCGCGGCGCGGTGCAGGCTGCGGGCCTTCAGCCATCGAGCGGCGACGGCCGCTGATGAACTGGCGATAGGCTTGGATATGCGCCCATCCGGTTCGGACGTGCTCGTCCACCAGGTCGCGCCAGTGGGACGGGCAGCGTTCCATCAGGCTGCGGCGGCGTTCCAGGCTCGACTCAGCCAGGACCAGCGCGGCGAACTCGCGCGGGCTGCAGGGGGCGTGGTGGGTCGGTGATTTGTCCATGCCGCCATGGTGCTGACTTGGCGACTGCGGATTTAGAGGAAGGGGTTCAGCAGAAAGACAAAGCCCCGCGAGTGCGGGGCTTAGTCGAAGAGGTCAGGCGTGCTGTCGAGCGGTGGCGGCAGCACCTGGTCAAGGATGATCCAGATACGACGGTCGCTGAGCTGATAAGTTCGCGCCAGCTCGGCAACAACTACCCGAGCGCCCACGCCTTCGCGGACAGCCTGCTCAAACTGGCGGTGTATCTCCAAGTCGCGGAGTCGGCGCAAAGCCGCGTCACAGCGCGGGATGTAGATGGTTTCGCCGCCAAGGCGGGCGGTGAGGCGCTGGGCCGCCTCGTCGCCAATGATGTCCACCAGGGCGGCGACCTTGATCTGGCCGTTCCGCCCCTTGCCGCGTGAAAACTCCCAGGTCGTACCGCCCAGCTCACTCACCAGGCGCAGCGCCGCATTCATCCCGACGACCTGGGCAATCTCCAGGACTTGCCCAGGAAGCTGGTCGCGCACCTGCTCCAGGTTCATACCGGCCGCCCGTTGCGCTTGGCGTCGTAGGCCAGAGCCGCAACCAGCTTGCCGAGCTGCTTGCAGTCCATCCACTCGATTTGATCCACCTTGCAGATGCGCTTGCCCATCGCTTCGGCGTAGCTCCATGGGCGCTTGGCCTCGGCCAGGAACGCTTCGATCTTGGCGACCAGGCGCTTGCGGTCATCGGATACCTGCGGAGCCGGGCGGTCTGCCGGCTTGCCCTTGGACTGCCAGCCCAGGCGCTCCAGCTCGGCCAGCACTCTGCCGATCTGGCGCGGGGTCAGCTTGGTCGACGAGGACACACCGGCCACGCGCTCCAGGAGCGCGCGGTAGGTGTCGTCTTCCATGCCCAGCTGGCGGCGGGCGATCTGGATCAGTTGGCGGCCTTTGCTGCTCATACCAGGTTCCTCGGCTGGATGTCGTGGCGGAACTTCACAGGGCTGCGGCGGGCCATGTTGCCGAGCAGGCGCAGCCCCAGGGTGATGGCCTCGGCTTCATCGTCAAAGCCCCCCACCAGGCGCACCGCCTCGATGTCGGCCCGAGTGCCGGCGTATGCCTCTAGCTTGATCTTCTCGGCGCCCAGGGCGGCCTTGCGAGCCTTACGATTGGCGCGCAGCCGACGCTGGCGGATGGCGTCCTGCCGGCGAACCTTGTCAGTGCGTGGCTTGGCCATGATCACCTCAGGTCAGGGCCAGCGGTGCGGAGCCGCCGACGCCGTGGTTGAGCTGCACATCGTCCGCCGCGTCGATGCCTCTGCCCGCATCGCGCATGTCGCGTTGGCTCAGGTTGCCACCCTTGCTGTTCCGGTCGATAGGCTGACTCTCCACCGTCCTAGGGTAGTGCCTGAGCATGTAGGCCTCCGTTGCTTCGGACGGCTTGGCGTTGCCGGCGAACTGGTTGACCTGCTTACGGACGGCCCACACCCATCCTTCGCAGAACATGTCGGCGCGCTTGGTCTTGTTCGCTGGCTTGCAGCGCTTCAGCTCGCTGGCGATGTAGTCGCGACGGGCTTTGCGCACCTGGCGCAAGAGAATGGTCATCGTATAGCCGGCCACCTCGGCCATCTCGCCGATGAACCGCCACTGGCCTGCGTAGGAGATGAACAGCATCTGGCAGGAGTAGGCCTGCGCCACCGTGTGGGCGAGAGATGCTTCCCATTGCGCAGGGGTCATCTTGGAGCCACTGGCCGCGCTGTGCTCGCAGACATCGGAGAGCGCCACATCAGCCTCCCCGAGCCCGAACTTCTCCATCATCGCCCGTGCCTGGCGCATCGCGGCTGCCGCCTCATGCGGGTTGCTGCTCCCGGCCAGGCGCAGAAGTTTCTTGATCTTGTCTAAAGCCTTGCTGTGATCCATGTATTCCTCGGCTGCTCGTCAGTACCCAGCCACCACGCTGGGCAGACCGCTCCGGCCAGGCCGGGGCGGTTTCGCTTAGTGGATGGTGGGTTTCCCCTCGTTGGACGGCGCTTGCTCCTGAGCCTCAGCACGGGCGGCCTTGCACTTGTCGCACTGGCAAGTCCCTTTCTCTGCCGCGCTCTTGGTGGCCTTCGGCACGATGTCTTTGGCGACGTGCAGAAGAGCCAATGCGGTGATAGCGGCCGGGCCGTCCTTTCTGCCCGTGCCGTCCAGCATGATGCTCAGGCCGTCGCTTTCCTCGGTGATGGTGATGGTGAACTTGCTCATGAATCCCCCTAGCGCAGGCAATGAAAGGTGATGTGATAGTCGCGGGCGATCTGGCGCACCCGCTTGGGATGAAGGCGCAGGTCGTGGGCCGCCATCTGAGGCGTCCATCCGCGCTTGGCCATCGCCTCGATCCGTGCAGCCATCGGCGGCAAGAGCGGGCTGGGCGACGGTGCAGGCTCGTCGTCGAAGGCGTCGACAGGCGCGGCCTCCGGCTGGAGTACTTCCTCCAGCTCGGCCGGCTCGACTGCAGCGATTTCTTCGACCTGGAGCGCTGGCATTGGCGGCACCTGGTCCATGCCCAGGGCCTGCCGTGCCAGGCGTGCCTCGACGCGACAGAGCGTCCGGTAGATCAGCTGTGCGGCACGCTCGTGCATGTCAGTGCCCCTCCGCAGTGATCCGCCAGCGGCTGTCGCGGCTGCCTTCGCGCACGTCTTCGATGCACTCGACGCGCAGGGCGGCATCAGGGAAAAGCTTGTGGCCCAGGCGCTTGGCGCATTGCTCGCGGCTCCAGCTGCAGCTGGCCGACTTGCCCTTGCTGGTGGCGGTGTAGCCGTCGCCAGCGCGGCGCATGTTGAACTCGACGGAGTTGCTCATGCCTTGGCCTCCCGCATTTCCCTGAGGGCTTCCAGGACCTTTGCCACGGGGTCCAGGTACTCGCCAGTGATGGCAACCACTACCAGCTCGTTGCCGTTGTCCAGCGTCAGGTGCATGACGTCGAAGGCGTCGGCAGCGAGCTGCTCGGCTTCGTCGATCATCTGGCGGACGCTCTTGTCCAGGTTCATGTCATCGAGCAGAGGTGCTTGCCCCATGTCACACCCCCAGCGCCCGGAAGCCGGGCGCATCGTGAGCGGAAAGGTCTCGGATGTAGCGAGCGATTGCGCCTAGGTTGGCGCGCGGTTCTGCATCCTGCCTGGTGCCGGGCACGCCGTAGGCCCGAGGACCGACCACGTATTCGGCTGTCAGGTCGATTACGCGCGCCAACTCAATGGGGTCGCCCACGGCGAGTGCGAAGTAGCCGTCACCAGGGTGTTCGTCGTGCAGCTCGATCAGGCCGTCGATGCGGCATACGGCATAGGTCTTGACCATGATCACTTGCCCTCCAGGAGGAAGGTCTGGTGCGCGAGCTGGCCCGGAGACTTCCGGCGACTGCTCGTCGGCACTGGCGCCGCAGCAGCCTGCGGCATTGCCAGCTGGCCGGGACGAACAACCGTCAGTTCAGCCTCCGGCGCTTCGCCAACGACGAACTTGAAGTCGCCGTCTGCATAGCCACGCTCAACCTGGGCCGCACGGCTCATGATGTCGATGAGCTTGAGAGCGTCGGGCTGGGGCAGTAGGAAACGCTGGTAGCCCAAGGTGACGACGCAGAGCTGTTGCTTGCTGTTGCGTGCGGCCATGGTCACACCCCCGCGATGTCGAGCGGGATCGCCCGCCACTGGTCCGAGTCGCCCACACGCTCATGGACGCGGATGTAGTCCTTGGACCCGACGACCTGGCAGGCCTCAGCGATAGCCTTCATTGCGCGTTGCCAGCGCTCGTCAGTGATTTCCAAGCGGCGAAGCGCAAGGACGTTGGCGGTACGTACCTCGCCTTTGGTGTCGGTGCGGAAAGCGTCGTTGACCAGGGTGACGACCTCCGGGCGCGCGCCCTCGGTCCATTCCAGCAAGCACTGGTCAATCAGGGCGCGGGCCGCCTGCAGGCGCTCATCGAACTGGATGGACTGCTGTACGGCCTTGGTGATCTTGAAGCGTCCATCGAACGACACCAGGCTGACGTTGCCTTTCTTGCCGCCCAGCTTGACGCCGTACTGATCGGCGGACAGCTCCACGAAAGCGGCGACGTCACCGAACGCCGACACCTTGAACTCGGCGATCAAGCTGTGCAGTTGCTTGGCCTTCTCCACAAGCTCCAGCACCAACTGGTCGCGTGCTTGGTCGATGGGCTTGATCAGGCTTTCGTGTACCAGGCGCTTCTGCGCGTCCAGGCGGAAGCCTTCGGGGATTGCGATTTGGTTCATGGGATGGCTCCTGTTGATCAGTGGAAAGTGAGGTCGATGGGGGACGGGCTGGCGAAGTCGCGGTAACTGATCGGCTCGGACCAGGTGATTTCCACGCCTTGGAACTGCGCGCTGTAACGGGTGCTGCCTGCCGAGCCCTGGCGGTGGTAGCCGCAGACCAGCTTCAGGCCCACCAGGCGGCGGCCGTCCTCGGGACTGATGACCAGGCGGTATGCCTCAGGCTCGATGCGGTGCAGGCGGATACCCATGCGCTGCAGATCACGCGCCGCGCTGTTGAAGGTCCGCAGCCGATCAGCCAGGCGCGGGGTCAGGACTTTCAGCTGAGTGTTAGTGCTGGCTTGCATGGCTCGCCTCCAGGGCTTGGGCGCAGTTGGGGTTGTTGGTGCAGTGCTGGCAGGCCTTCCACTGCTGCATCGCCTGCGGGTTGTGCGTCGGGGCCTTCTTTTCGCGGTAGCTTTGGCACTCGATCAGGCTGATGGGCTCACCCTGGGCGGGACAGTCCAGCCCGCCCAGGGCGGCCACCACACGACGCTCCACGGCCGAGGTGCTCGGCGACGGGTAGCGGTTGGAGAGCACCAGGCTGACGGCAGAGCGGCTCATGCCGATGCGCTCACCGGCACGGGTGCGGTTGGTCTGCTCGACCTCGGCGGCCAGCAGGCAGACCCACTGCGGGGGCTGCTCGCCCCAAGCGGACAGATCGACGCGGGCATTCATGCGCGCACCTCACGCACCAGGTCGTTGAACTGGCGCAGCGACTCGATGCCTTCCGCGCGCTCGCTGTCGTCGCTGTGGAACTGAGCCACCATACGATCAGCCAGCCGACCAACTGGTTTGGCAGCCGCGCACAGGTCCACCAGCAGCTTTTCCAGACGCGCCTTTTCGAGTCGCAGGCCGGACAGCTCCGGGCTATCCGGTACGCCTTTGCTCCACACCACCCGGTCTAGGTTCGGGTCGTAGACCTGTTCGAAGGTGCTGCGCTGATAGACCGGATGCTGAGGGCCGGTGTAGCGCTGGCGGACCAAGTGGTAGCGGGCCGGCTTGCCTGGCGTGCCATCGGTGCGATTGACGTAGCCAGCGAGGGTCAGCCCCTGCAGGTAGGTGCGGGCTGCCAGCTCGGTCATGGTCACGCCGTTGACGCTGGCATGTTCCGCCGCCTCTGCTGCACTCAGCGAACCCAGGATGCGCAGGGTGCGCCAGACGTTCTCGACGGCGGACGACGGGACGCGCTGTCCACCCTTATTCACGCGGGGCGCTTCGGCGCCTTCGTCACGGGTCAGTTTCCAGCGTGCATTGCGCTTCCCCAGGGACTCCAGGCGCTCGACGATGCCGGCCTTCAGCAGAGCGCGCAGGTAGCTGCCCACAGCTTCATCATCCTGACTGGACAGACGCGCCACGTTGTATGTGGTCAAGCCTTTCGGGTCGCGAGACAGAGAACGGATGGCTTCCCACATGTGCTGGCGTGGCAGCTTGCCCCCAGTCATGGCGAGGTGGATGGGTTTGCGGGCCATCTTCAAGCCCTCCGCGCTGCCGGGGCTTCGCCGGTAAACCAGCCACGATTACCCCACAGGGTCATGCCAAAGCTGCTGACGCCGTGGGCTTGGGCTTCGGTATTGATGC